TCCGGTCGTGAACGCCTCCTGATCCATCGGCAGCAGCGTCCCATCCAGGTCGAATAAAATGGTCGTGATGTTCAATGCGAGTCTCCTTAGGGGTAAATTACGGCAGCAGCGTTCCGCTGCGCAGGTCGATCTTGAGCGTGACGGTCGCCTGACCGGCACTGTCCGTCCGGCGGGCGGAGAGCGTCAGCACACCGCCGCTGAGCGCGGGCGCGTTCTCGCTGTCCTGACAGTCAAAGTAGTATTCGCCGTCAGAAAAGAGCTCTTGTGCCTTGATCGTCACCGCCGCCTCGCCGCTTCTGCGGTAGACGAAGGTCGCACCGGCCAGATTGGAATAGGGAACGCCCGCGTACTCAGACTTGTCCGCGCCGTAAAAATACGTCTTCTGCACCAGCGCGGCAGACGGCGCGGAGCTTGCAAGCAGCGCGTCCTCGAGCTCGGGCCGGAACTGCTCGGCCGAACGGATGCTCAGGCCGCTTTTGGCGTCAAAGTGATACTCCCAGCCAAACTCCTCCACGGCAAAGCGCCACGTGAGCGGGAAATAGGTCACGCCGCGGAAGTTAAGCAGCGGGTACGGCTCGGCGGAATTGTCGAGGCATTTGCCCTTGTCCACCGTGTTGACGGCGATCTGATAGTCAGCGACGGTCGCCTTGGCGGTCACGGTATTTTTACTGGTCGCAGGCGTGTCGGTCCACGTGTCCTCGCTCGCGTCGCTGTAGCCGACAAACAGCGTGCCCTTGGGCTCGGTCTGATACCAGTTGCTCTTGAGGTGCAGGAAGCGCGAGGCGTGGTAGGTCATGGGGAAATACGTAATATCGCGGTAGACGATCAGCGGATATTCGCTGTGCGCGCTGTCGATCTTGGTATCGTTGAGCGTAACGGCAAACGTCGGGAGCGTGACAGTGACGGTTTTGCCCTTGTCCGCCGCCAGCGCGGAGCTCTGCAGCAGCAAAAGCAAGGCGAGCATAAGAGTCAAAAACTTGCAGCGTTTCATACGGCATTCCTCCTGAGTATTGATAAGAGAATTTTACCATGATTTTCAGAGCGCGTCAATTTGTACGGCCCCGGGAAAGAGCAAATGAAAAGAGACAGCTTAAAGCCATCTCTTTTTTGGTGCCTCGTCGGGGATTCGAACCCCGGACACCCTGCTTAAAAGGCAGGACAAAAGTCAATGTTTACAGCGCTTTTCAGATTTCTGCAATCAAATATGCGCTCACGCCTTGCTTTCGGAATCTTGGACGTAGGCAATCAGTTTGTCAATGGACGCCTGCTTTTTCCGCTGGCGAAGATGCGTATAGATCGCGATGGTGGTCTCAACGTGGGCGTGCCCGAGCAGAGCGCGAGCCGTGTGAACGTCGACGTCCGCCTCAAACAGCGTGGTCGCGTAGCCATGCCGCAGGACGTGCGGCGTGAGCGTGTTCCGGTAGTGGTGCTTCAGGTACTTGTGCCCATTGACGCCCACCGTCTCGGTCGACGCGTCCGTGAAAAAGCCCATATCCCGGCAGTAGTGGTTCCAGTGCTTGAGATAGGTCGAGCGCGAGAGGAATTTTTTCGGGTCCCTGCCGTGAAAAACATAGTCGTCCGGCTCGCCCTGCATCGGTCGGAGCAGGGTCTCGGCAGGAGGCAGCAGCGGCAGCGTGCGGATGCCAGCCTCCGTTTTAGGATCGCCGACCTTGTGGACGCCGTGGTAGGAGAGATTTTTGGTGCAGGCTATCTGCTTCGTCTTAAAATCAATGTCGCCCCATTGCAGGCCCAGCGCTTCACCGCGGCGCAGGCCGGTGTAAATCAGGAACAGGGCAAACTCGCCCCAGTACGCCTCTCCTGCGCGGGCTTTGATCGCGTCCACGATATCGTCTTCCGGCGCTTCCCTTTTCTGCGCCGCTTTCGCGCCGGTCGGTATCGCAATGCCGATCGCCGGATTGGTCTTGACGGTCTGGCCGAAGATCGAGTCGGCCACGGCGAAAGCGAAAATACTCTTGTAGACCGTCCGCTGGGCGCGGATCGTGCGCACGGAATAGTCGGCCTCCTTCATTGCCTGCAGGTGCGCGGCGATGTTGCTGGTGAGGACCTCATCGGCGGGGACGTCTCCGAGCCGTTCGACCGCGCGCTCATACGGCGCCTTGTAGCAGTCAATGGAGCCGTCGCGGTATTCCTTCCACTTTTTCTCCTGCCATGCCTCCGCGACGGTGCGGAAAAGCAGCTTCGTCGGCTGCTCCTTCGCCTGAATGCGCCGGTACAGCTTCTCCGGGTCGCGGTCGCAGATCGTGTGCCGCGGGCCTTTCGGCAGACCGTGGGCGTCGAGCTCGTGCCAGTAGCCCTGATAACGGCCATCTGCGCGCAGCGTATAGAGCTTTTTATAATTGATTTTCGCCATGTGTCCTCTCCCCTGCGCTTGCGAAAATAGAACGACCGCCGCCATGCCGGGCGGCGGCCTTTTGCGTCATGTTTCTACTGTATCGTCTCGGATTTCCGCGGGAAATTCTGCGATTTCGTTGTCCGAAAACCCCGCGTCAGCCAAAAACGATTTGCGCTTTTCTACGGCATTGTCGGTCAGATCATTGACTTTGCCGAGGTATTCCTGAAATTTGTCATAATCGGATGCTTCGCCGCCGTCAATATAGTCCTTTATGGCCTCGCACACAACGCGCGCGTTTGCCGTGTACGCGCGCGCAGCGCCGACATAGAGGATAGCCGGCTGGGTGTCAGCGTCAAAGCTGTCGAGCGAATCCTGACTGGATTGAAGCACTGCGATCATAACACCAAGGACGTCTGTGTCACCTCTGTCGGCGGCATCTGCGACAACATCGTCGAGGGCCTGCAGCTGATCGCTTGCGGTTGTGACGACCGCCCACACTTGAGAGTCTAACTCCTTAGCGGCGATCTGGGACTCCGTCTCCGCCGGTTCGCCGCAGGCGGTCAGGGTAAACGCAAGGGCGAGCGCGAGGATCATTGCAAGAGACCTCTTCATAGCATTGCCTTCTTTCCGTGCCCGATTCGAACACAATTTTTTATATTTTCCCGCAAGTTAGCGGGAAGTTAACGATTTTTCTGCCTTTTTCGACAACATCTTGCCGAAAAAGGTGCTATGGTAAAAATACACGCAGGTGCTCCGGAGGTGTCAGCTCGCCTGCGCAGGCCCCGTCGTCAGTTGCAGGGGCGGCGGGGCCGCTTTACAATGGAATATCTGGCCGGTCTAAAATACGAGTAAAGAGAGGTACATAGACATGTCAGATCAGCACAGCGCGCCGCAGGACTTGACCGAGTTACACCAACGCCTCATCGAAAAATACCGGCGGCTTACGCCGGAAAACCGTGGGCGTCTCATGGCCTATCTTGAGACGATAGCAGCAGGTCCAGATATTCCTCCAGTTTTTCCCGATTCCGCGCGCTGAGCGCGTCATACCCGGCCAGCAGCCTGTCCTCCTCCGAGGGCGGGCTGCTTTTCTGCGCCTCGCCGAGCAGATCGGAGGTGGTGACGCCGAGATACTGCGCAAGCAGCTGCACCTTTGCAACGGACGGCAACGAGCCACGCTGTAAATTTACGAGGAGGTCGCGCCCCGCTCCGCTATCTTTACAGGCAACCGTTGGAGGGATTCCGCGCTTTTCGCACCAGTATTTCACATTTTGCACAAAAATATTCTTATCCAATGCAGATATACCTCAGCAGTAAATTTACGAAATGCACAAAAGTTGTAAATTTACGAAAATCATATTGACAAACGTATATTTACGATTTAAGATAGGCGCACAAGGTAAACGCAAGGTTTACACGAAAGGAAAGGAGAGAAAGGCATGAGGGAATTTGAAATCAGCATCAAGTCTGATCCCCACGGCTTGGTCGTCACCGTGCAGGGGAGCACGCCGACCATTGTTGTCGAGTTTGGCATCCTTGCAAACTCCATCAGCAAGCGGTGCGGTATTCCACGCGAGCTGCTGATGATGGCGGTCATGAAGGGTGCGGAAATAAAGCGTCAGATCATGTCCGGCAGCGTCTGCGTCGACAAGGGCGCGATCGACCGCGCGCGTGGCGGCGAAAAGTAAATCCACAATTTACTGTATATCACAAATTTCACGTAAAATCAAGAGAAAGGACGTGACAAGAATTGACAAGATTCCGCATCCGGGAGCTGCGCGAGGCGCGCGGAGTAAGCCAGTACGGACTGGCCCGCCGGCTCGGCGTGACCAAGATGGCGGTCAGCCGGTGGGAGAGCGGTGCGGCCATGCCAACAGCGGACAAACTGCCGACCATCGCCGCGCTGCTGGAGTGTGAGGTCAACGACCTCTACGACGACGAGACGCTGCGCGCCGCGAGCGAGGCGGCGAGGGCCGCGGTGGCGGCCAAGGGCGCGGCAGACGCGAGAGCGCTGGCCGCAGGAAAGTGAGGAGGGCGTTATGCCAAGGGAAAAGGAGACCTACCGCGCGGTTCTGGCGGACCTTTTGGAGTATACCGGAAACCGCCGCTTGCTGACGGCAAAGGACGTCGGGGGCTACCTCGGCATAGACCCGCGCACCGCCGCGCAGCGCTACTGCATCGACCGCCGCGGGATCGTGGCCCCGGTGCTGGCATCCATGCTGGCCCGCTAAATCGACACTACCACAAAGGAGGAATGAGAACAATGGCAGAGTTATACCCGAATATCTACCAAAGGGGTAGAAAAACGACACTTTTGACGCAGGAGGAGGCGGCGGAGCGGTTGCACATCTCGCCCGAAACGCTCAAGCGCTACGAGGGCGGACGGCTCACACCGCCGGACGAGACCGTGGCGCGGATGTGCGAGGTCTACGGCGTGCGCTGGCTGGCGCTGGAGCACGCGAAGGCGACCGACCGGCTCGGTATTCTGCCGGAGCTGGAGCCAAAGCCCCTGCCGATGGCGACCATCTCGCTGACCAACCGCCTGCGCGACGCAGCGGATCGGCTGGCCGGATTGCTCCGCATCGCCGAGGACGGCGTGATCGACGACGCGGAGCGCCCGGAGTTCGACAACATCGTGCAGGACCTGCGCGAGACCATCGCCGCGGCCTATCAAGTGATCTACGCTGACGGCGCAAAAAAAGAACGCCCCGACGGTGGCACGTCGAAGCGTTCCGTGTCTCAGGCGGTCAAACCTGAAAACGATTGCAAGAACAGTATAGCATACTCACGCGGAAATGCAAGCCCCGTTTTGAAAAAGGGGGTGTATGCACGATGAGCGGATGGGCGATTTTTTTTACATTCGTCGGCGTGGGTACGTTGGTGACGAAGTTTGTGGACTTTGTCGAGATTATCGGAGGAGATGCACATGGCAGAAGAAAAAGACACGCGGCCATGCGATGACATGAGCGAGAGCCGAATCAAGTCCGGCCGGAAGCAGCGCTTCACGGTGCTTTACAAGAGCGCCATTGAGGACAAGCGCTTGCCGCTGGACGCGCGCGGGCTGCTGGCCATCATGGTCGGCCTGCCGGACGGGTGGCAGTACTCTGTCAAGGGCCTCGCGGCCTATGTGGGCGTGAGCAAGGACACCATCCGCAGACTGCTTGAAAAGCTCGAAAAAGTGGGGTACTTAACCCGCGAGCAGACGCACGATGAGAACGGTCATTTTGCCGGTAATGTCTACGTTTTGCAGGACGAAGCGCCACCGTTGTCGGGAAACGCCGACAACGGTGAAGCCCGACAACGGGAAAAACCGCCATCGGGTTTTCCGACCCAAATAAATACTAAAAGAACCAAAGACAGAAAGAATCAAACCCCTATAACCCCCGCGGAGGTCGAAAAGCTCGTTGAGAAATACTGCGGCGAGGACGATGAGCTGCGCGAGGCGATCATGGGGCTGCTGGAGAACCGGGCGAAGCTGAACCGGCAGAAGGCCGTGAAGACCGAGCGCGCCATGAACGGCATTCTGCGGAAGCTGGACGAACTGTCGGGCGGCAGGCGCGAGTTGAAGCTCGCGCTGCTGGACAAGGCGATCAGTATGAATTGGCTGACCGTCTACGAGCTCAAGCCGGACGAAATGCCTGCGGTCAGGACGGAGGGCAGCGCGGCGCTGCCGCTCGGCTGGGGGGTGTGAGCATGGCGAACATAACGAAGGTGCAGCCGGGGCTTGAGGCCGAGACCGCGGTCATCGGCGCGATGGTCGCCGCGCCGGAGATCGTCAAGGACGTGCTGTTTGCCGTCCGCGAGCAGGACTTCCGCATCGAGATCAACCGGCAGATCTTCCGCGCGGCCCGCGACCTGTATCTGCGGGCAAAGCCGGTGACGCCGGTGACGATCCGCGACAAGGTCGGCAAGGAATCGAGCGAGTATCTCGCGCAGCTGCTTGAGATCACGACGACCAGCGCCAACTGGCGCGAGTATGCCGCCATCATGGCCGAGCAGGCCAGCATGCGGCGCATGCAGGAGCTCGCGATGCAGGTGGCCGCAGCCGGCACGGCGCAGGAGTGCCGAGAATTGGCGGCGAAGCTCCAGCAGGAGCAGAGCGGCGGGCGGCAGATCACGGCCTACACGATGGAGGACATGATACAGGACTTTGCGGCGCGGCAGACGGCCAAAGATCCGGTGCGATACGTCCGCTATGGTCTCGCCGAGGTGGACGCCGGTACATACACGCAGCCGGGCGACGTGGTCATCATCGGCGGGTACCCCAGCGACGGCAAGACGGCGCTGGCACTGCAAATGGCGCTGCGGATGGCGCGCGAGTGGCGCGTGGGCTTCTTCTCGCTCGAGACTGACCGGCGCAAGGTAACTGACCGCGTGGTCGCGGCGCTGAACGATATCAGCTTTACGGCCATCAAGCGCAGAGAGCTGACGGACAAGGACTGGGAGCGGTTCGCGGCCAAGAGCGCCGCGGCGTCTGCGCTCAAGTTTACGCTGATCGAGGCGGCCGGGTGGAGCGTCAGCGATATTACCGGCGCGGCCGAGGCGTTTGACTTTGACGTGATTTTCATCGACTACGTGCAGCTGATTCGGCCGAGCTCGACGCGCATCATGCGCAGCGAGCAGGTGGCGGAGATCTCCCGCGAGCTGCACGCTTTTGCGCAGAGCCGGAAAAAGCTCGTGATCGAGCTGGCGCAGCTGACGCGCGAAGATCGCGTTGCGGTACCTAAAAAAGGCAAGCCGCAGCAGAATGAGCCGCGCATGAGCGACTTGAAGGAGTCCGGCCAGCTGGAGCAGGACGCGGACATGATCTTCATGCTCTACCGGCCTGTCGAGGGCGGGGATTATGACCCGGCGAAGTCCCGATTTCTGCGGATCGTCAAAAACAAAGAGGGTCTGCTGCTGCGGACGCTGCTGTGGTTTGACGGCGACAAGCAGACCTTTACGCCGATGACGATGACGTCGGCACGTGAGGTCGAGGAAGACAAGAAACTTGTCGAGCGGAATGCTCGCAATGAGCGCATGAGCGGCGCAAAGCGCCGGTAGAGAAAGGAGAGACATCATGCCGTATATTGGACAGCCGATCGCCTGGACGCCCTGCGCGTACTGCAATCTGGACGGCAAAGAGAACCCCAAGAGCACAAGAGCGCGGAATAAAGTGCGCGGCAGGATCGTTTGGATCAACGAGCTGCACCACTTTTCCCTGGTGGAGGCGCAGGTCTTCGGGTACACGATGCGCGAGTGTTTTAAGTTTTGAGGGCGGCGCATGAGAAAGAAAGTCAACAGCAAGTGTTACATGTGCGAGCGCCGTCATCCGGCGTGTCAGGACAAATGCCCTGATTATCTCGCGTGGAAAGCGAACCTTGACGCGACGAATGCGAAAATCAAGGATGAGAAAAAGAAATTTGAGGATATAGGCAGCTACCAGCACGAGACTGCAAAGCGGCTGCGTAAATCGAAATAACAGGAGGACGAAATGAAAACGATTGCGATCATGAACTACAAGGGCGGCGTCGGCAAGACGGTCACGACGATCAACTTCGCGGCCGAGCTCGCGGCCGCGGGCAAGCGCGTCATTGTGATGGATGCGGACGGCCAGTGCAATCTGAGCGATATTTTCAGAGCCGACACAATGCACGGCGGTACGACCTACGAGGTGCTGATCGATGCCGCTTTGTGGGGCTGCTGGGACGAGATCATTCAGGAGACACCCATCGATGGCGTGAAGATCGTGCCGGCCAGCGCGGAGCTGCCAAAGGCGGACATCGCCGCCCTGACCGGCGAGCGGCTGGCAAAAAACGGCATCCGTGATTTTTGCCTCGCTGTGGCAGAGGATGAGGGCGCGGACTATATTCTCATCGACTGCCCGACCGCCTACAATGCGGCCACGGTGGCGGCGCTGGGTGCTGCGGATGAGATCATCATTCCCGTCGAGCTGGAGGGTTTTTCGCTCCACGGCGCGGGCGAGATCCGCAGTCAGGTCGCCAACATGCGCACGGTCAATCCGCGGCTGCGTATCGCGGGCGCGCTGATCACCAAGCGGCGCGGTACGCGCATCCAGGAGGCCGCAGAGCAGGCCTTGCGCGTGAGCGGCATCCCCGCTTTTGAGGCGGCAATCCCGCTGCGGGCTTCCGTGCCGGCAAGCATGTCCAATCTCAACGCGAGCAAGACGCTGAGAGGATACGCGCCCAAGGATGCCGCGACAAAGGCGTATCACGATTTCACGCGGGAGTATCTGAGCAAGGGAGGCGCGGTCAATGGCTAAGGGCAAGTTTGACATGAGCGAGTTCCTCTCGCCGGTCGAGGGCGTGCCCGAATCGGGCACGACGCTGGAGATCGCCGTTGATGACATCGTAGACAACCCTCGGAATTTTTACCCCCGCCCCGACAATGCGGCGCTTGCCGAGCTGATGGAGTCCATCCGCGCGAACGGACTGCTTGAGCCGCCGACCGTCGTCGCCGCAGGCGAAGGCAAATACCGGCTGATCTCCGGCCACAGCCGCATGGAGGCGGTGCGTCTTCTGGCGAGCAGCAGGGACGAGGGCGAAGCCAAGCGATTTGCCGCCGTGCTTTGCCGCGTGCTGCCGGACATGACGCCGGAACAGGAGGAGTGCGCGGTGATCGAGGCGAACCGGCAGCGTTTGAAGTCACCGGCGCTGCTGGCGCAGGAGGCGGAACGGTTGACGGCAATGTATATTCGCCGCCGCGAGGCGGGCGAAGAGCTGCCGGGACGCATTCGAGACCGCGTAGCCGAGGCGATGCAGGTCAACAAGACCAAGCTCGCCAACCTCAGCGCAATCAAGCGCGGGCTCAAGGTCCCGGGGATCGTGCGCAAGTGGGAAGCGGGCGACATCCCGGAGGCGGCCGCGCTGGAGATCGCCCGCATGGACGACGAGACACAGTACCGGCTGCTGGACTGGATCATTGACCACTGCTGCACATGGTCGATCAACAATGTGCGCGAGTTCCGGACCTGTTGGACCTGCTGCAAGCATAAGTGCCCGGATACCGGCGGCTTCTGCCCGAACTCCGCCCGAATGTATGCCGAGCGTTATCGCAATGGAGAGTGGCGCTGTGCCGGCTGCTGCCGCGAATGTCTCAGCAAGAAGACTTGTTCTTCGGCGTGCTGCTTTGTAATCGCAGAGCGGACGCCGGAAAAGCCGGAAATGGTCGTGCCGAGAAATACGGCAGCCGACGACCCTCGGCTCAAGAACATGACCCCGAAATTCTGCGAGCGCGTCAAGGCACTGCGCGAAGCGACCGGCTTGACGCGCAAGGAGTTTGCCGAGAGCATCGGCGAGTACCCCGGCACCTACAGCGCGTGGGAGAACAACAGCCTTGCCGGTGCAGGGTCGCTGCCCAAGCTGGCCCTGACGCTCGGCACGACGATGGATTATCTTTGCGGATTGACCGATGATCCAGAGCAGGATAAGACGGTGATTTTGCCGGGATGGTCGCCGCTGGATGCAGAGCACTGGCCGGAGGAGGGCGCGCTGGTCGTGCTGAGCTATCCGACAGGGCTGGGCGGCAGCGCCTATCTGACGGCGCGATGCTGCGGGGGCGTGAGCGACCAGTACCCGTTTATTTCAACCGATGCAGGGATCTCGGTGCAGGATATTGTCGAGTGCAAGTGCGACAGCTGGCTGCTGATCAGCGAAAGACAGAGAGGGGAAAACAAATGATCCACTACAAAATCGAAGACGGGCAGATACTCGAAATGGATGTTAGAGGCTCGCTCAAAGAGAATCTTGCAGATGTGGCAATGCTGGCAAATGGCATTTATAGCATGCTTGCAAAAAGCAGGCCGGATGTAGCAGAGGTTTTTCGGTTGGCGTTATCAGCGGGAATGCTTCCGGGCTCAGCGATATGGAAAAAGCAAGACTATGATGGCATTGCCATTGTCCAGGAGGTCAAATGAAGCGATCCGGATATTTGCAGCAGAGAGACGCGAGAACGCAGATGTTGCTGGACGTGATGCAGCGGACGATGAAGCAGTACATGCTGGACACGCTGCTGATCACGATGCACGAGGACTTCGGCTGGGGCTATGATCGCCTCAGCCGCCTCGCAGAAAAGTGGGGCGAGACGTATGACGTCTATTTCCCGGCGATGCAGAGCACTGAGGAGTCAGACGTCTACCAGGAGAGGCTTGACCGGGCAACGCGCAGCTATATCGGGGACAACCAGTTTTACCCGTTTGCAGAGCGCTATCCGGAGATCAAACAATTAGGCTATGGGTCGAGGAGGACGAAATGATAGCAGAAGAGATTTTGACCGCGCTGCGGCGCTTAAAAGTAGAAACGGGCTCGCTGGTCTGCAATCGTAACGGCTGTACCTTTGTTGTGCAAGCAATTTACGAGGACGGGAAAATGCTGACAGAGGACAGCGCGTGGAACTGGAACGACATCTGCGAATATGGACTGTATGACGAGGAAACTGATGATTACTACATCCCAGAAGGCTGGTGGGAAGACAGGCAGTTTACTCCGGATGATGTATATAACAATCCAATCGATTGCGCAGTCACGCACTGGAGACCGCTGCCGGATGGGCCGGAGGAGGAGTGAGCTGCTATGGGTGCGCCTGCAATTTTTGCCTCTATAATTGCGAGCTGGAATCTTACTATTTTACGCCGGGTGAGGTCAAAAACGTTGAGGACATTTGCTTTTGCTGCGATGAGTGCAAATGGTTTGATGGCGACTGGCTTGGCAAGCGCAGCCAATGGCGAGAAGAATGCCCACGGTTTCACGAGCCGATAAAGCGCACCGAGATGAAGCGATTTACCGCAGAAAAAATTGCGCGACAGAAACGGGCGTTATTTCAAGTGATTAAAGGAGCTGACAATGACACTACCTGAGATGTTTACAATTTGTGATTCGTGCGTATATGCGCCATGTCTTTGTGGAAATGACCCTGAGAACTGCGTGGCGTATGTGATGAGGACTCTTGACAATGGCTGAATACATCGAGAGGGCCGTTGTGATTGATCTAATCACACGTCGGTACGAAAATCCAGAAATCTGCACGCAGGAAATCAACAGTATTCCCGCCGCCAACGTTGCGCCGGTGACGCGCTGCAAGGACTGCAAGCACAGCACATTGCCGTCTGAGCTCACTCGGCGGTATGGGAAGCCGGGGACGCTTACCTGCCACAATATGCACGCACCGAGCAATAGACGCAATGTGGGCAGCAACGATTTTTGCAGCTACGGAGAGCCGAAGGAGGGCGCGGAATGAGATTCCTAGTAACACTGGCGCTGGATGCGCCGGACGACGCGGATCCGCAGGGAATCAAGGAAAAAGTGGCGATGGACTTTGAAAAGTATGGCGGCGTGCGCGTGGTCAAGGTCGAGCGCGTGGAAGAGTATCAACAAATGACGATGGAAGGAGATTGACATGCAAAAAATCAACCTGAAGAAGACCACGAAGGAACAAATGCTCAAGATGTTGGAAACGGCGTGGCAGGCCAATGCAGGGGCCAACGAGGAGATCGCCGCGCTAACTAAACGAATTGAAGAACAGAACGACGCGCTTGCCAAGTGTGTTGCCGAGAAAAACGAGCTGCGCGATCAAGCGCGAGACGCAACGGGTAATGCAGAATACTGGCATGGGCGGTTTAACAACGCCTACAACGTTACAGAGGTACAGCGCCAAAGGATAAAGGAAGACGCTGATGAGCTGCGCCGTGAGCGCGTAAATGTTGAGACGATGACCGATCAAAGGAATGCGGCGATTGCAGAAAACAAGGACCTGCGAATGAAGCTTGCCGATACTGAGGCGGCGCTGGGGAAGGCAAACAGTGAAATGGCAGCGCTGCGGCATGATTTGACATGTGAGCAAGAGTCATCCGTGCATCTCGCATCAGTCTGCAGATGGCTGTCGGATCACCCATGGGGCAACCTGTGGGCGTGGGCAAAAAGAAAGCTGGGGTGCGCCGAATGAAAAGAAAACGTATGATCAAGCTATTGATGAGCGTCGGCTGCGACCGAAATGATGCGGTCATGGCCACGAACTTGTGCGATGGAAGGATATCACACGCGGTGCTGTATTACGATCTGCTTGGGGAGTCTATCCGTGCATACTATGAGCATCTGGATAAGACCATTGTTGAGGGCGACATGACCGGCGCAATCGCCGGGATGGTCGGGAGCGTGTATGGCTGAGCTGTTCTACTGCGTGCGTCAGCGCGCGGGGAATCTGGTCAAGGAGTACCGCGGGACAATGCCGCCGCGCTATGCGCCCTCCGACACCGACGAGGACCGGCGCGCCAAGGCCGACCTCAAGGCGCAGCGGCGCACGGTACTCAACCGCGACTCCACCGACCGGCTCGAGCTGATGATCGCGCTCATGGGTAAGTACGCCACGCACTACATTTTGGAGTTCGACAACGAGCATCTGCCGGAGCGCTTTGCCGACGTGCGAAAGGCGTTGCGGGCCTTCCTGCGGCGCGTGGAGCGCTATCGAGGCAAGGGCGGGCTTGACTACATCCCGGCCATTGAGGGGCTGCACGGGGCGCACAGGTATCACATCCACCTCGTCGCGGACTACCGGCAGCTCTCGCCGGCGGAGGTGCGGTCCCTGTGGCAGTGCGGCGAGGTGACGGACTGGCCGGTATTTAAGCGGCATGGCAAGGCGCTCGGCTACCGCTACCTCGCGCGTTATCTCACCAAGGAGCGCAGCGACGGGATCATCATCCCGGTGGGGCGGCATCCTTGGAGCTGCTCGCGCAGTCTGCGCGCGAAGCTGCCGCCGCCGGAGGTGTGGCTCGACGAGAGCGATGCGATTACGATACCGCTCGACGCGATGCTCCCACAGGTGCGGACCGGCGGGAGTCAATTTGGTAGCTACCGGGTGGCGAGCTGGATCGAGGCATAAAGAATCGCGTGCGCGCGTGCGCGCGACATTACTTGTAACCTATTGGCTTTTTAGTGACAAACGCAGAAAAGAGGGTGAAAAGTATTGCAAAACAGTGCAAAGACTGATAAACTGGACACAAAGAACGGATTGATTGTTTGCCCGAACTGCGGGCGGCTCACATCGCAGGCCGTTCGGCCAGACACAGAGGCGCGAAACCTCGTGCTCTGGTGCCGGAGATGCAAAGCATCGAACATCGTGAATATCGAACATGGCGCGTGCTCGCTTAGTAGCCACTGCTGACAAACCCGGATCTCGGGGAGTGTCGGCGGTGGCTTTTGTTTTTTGCCCGGAGGTGATAGCCCGATGGTCTTAAAGCCGCTCCGACCCTGCCGGCATCCCGGCTGCTGCGTGCTGGTGAGCGATGGATACTGCGACGCCCACCGGCCGCGCGGCGACCGGCGCAGTGAAGAAGCGCAGTCCTGGCGCTGGATGTACCAGACCGACGAGTGGAAACTCGACCTGCGGCCGGCGCAGCTCCTGCGCGAGCCGTTTTGCCGCGAGTGCGCCCGGTACGGGCGGCGGGTCCGCGCGACGGACGTGGACCACATCGTCGACCACAAGGGCGACTGGCAGACCTTTTGCGACCGAGACAACCTTGAGAGCCTTTGCCATAGCTGCCATAGCCGCAAGACGGCGCGAGAAATGTACGAGAATCGCAGCAAATCAAAGCGCCGCGGTGCTTCGGCGCGGCAGTAGGCTTGGGCGCTCGGGCGCGTCGCGAGAGCGTCGCGCGGGGCTTCCTTGCAGACCCCTCCCCGGGGTCAAAAAGTTTAAGCGAGGCCTTTGGAAACCGCTGGCCCTCCCTCGCGAGAGAATTTTTCCCCACGGAGAATTTCAGACGGTGGGCCAGATGCGCAGGATCAACAAAACAACGTCCGGTGTGGCCCCCGGCTCTTGAAGCCGGCCATAGCCTTCACGGTTCTGTCCCCCGCGCTCTCGCTCGTCGAGGGCCGGGGACTGCATCGGAGATATCGACAGGAGGCAAGGCATGGGAAAGAAGCAGACAGCAGGGCAGACGCCGGTGCGCGTGGCGGTTAAGGACCTGCCGACAATACGCATCGACGAGCTGATCCCTTACGAGAACAACGCGAAGATCCACGGGCCGGACCAGATCGAGCAGCTGCGGCGCAGCCTGCGCGAGTTTGGCTTCGTATCGCCGGTGCTGATCGACGAGGACAAGAACCTGATCGCCGGGCATGGGCGCGTCGAGGCGGCGCGGGCCGAAGGCATGACCGAGGTCCCGTATGTGACGGTGAGCGACCTGAGCGAGGCTCAGCGGCGCGCCTACATCATCGCCGACAACCGGCTTGCCGAGGCGGGCGAGTGGGACGCGGCGCGGCTTAAGTTTGAAATGGAAGAGCTAAACAGCCTTTCTTTTGACACCGCGCTGACCGGTTTCACGATGGACGAGATCGAGACAATCCATGTCAGCGCCCACGAGCGGACGAAACCAGCGGCAGAAGGAAACAACTTTTGGGGAGATGTCGAGAGCGAAAGCAGCGAGGATTATGCGAAATTTGTGGATAAATTTAAGCCGAAACTCACCACCGACGACTGCTACACGCCGCAGAACATCTACGAGGTGATTCGCGACTGGGCTTTGGCGCACTACGGCTTGCAGGGCGCGCCGGTGATTCGGCCATTTTACCCCGGAGGCGACTATGAGCACGAGACCTACCCGGACGGCTGCGTGGTGATCGACAACCCGCCATTTTCTATTCTTTCGCAGATTTGCAGATTCTTTGATGAGCATGGCATCCGCTACTTCTTGTTTGCTCCAGCGCTGACGCTGTTTTCCACAAATGCGGGAAAATCAAACTACGTGCCCGTTTCGGCCTCAGTTACGTACGAAAACGGTGCTCGCGTCAATACGTCCTTTGTCACAAATCTGGGGGGTGGCGTGTGGAGATCTCCGGGGAGTTGTTTTCTTTGATAGATGAAGCTGACAAGTGCAACCGGGGTGAATCCCGGATTGAGCTTCCGGGGTACATTTATCCGCGCAACGTTTTATGCGTTCAGGATTTTGACCTTGCGAAGAATGGCCAGTCATTGTGTTTTTCCGATGAGGATCTTCAATTTACACGAGCTCTGGATGCCCAAAAGGAAAAAGGCAAGGCCATTTTTGGCGGCGGCTTCTTGCTGTCAGAGGCGGCGGCTGCTAAGAAATCCAAAGCAGAAGAAGCTGCGTTGGAAGTCATGAGCGCACGTTTGGCTGCCATTTCTGAATCTCAGCAAAACTCCCGCATGTCAGCGGATGGAAAAATCATTTGGCCATTATCTGACCGCGAAAAGGCGCTTGTAAAAAGCCTTGGGAAGCACGGCGGTGCCGTATGACCGTGCAGGAGGCCGAGCGGATTATGGCCGCGACGGCAAGCCCGTATCTCAAGCGGGACATGGAGCGATATATTCGGCGGCAGCGCAGAAAGGAGCGCGGAGATGGCAGGAGTAAGACAACCGACCGATCTGGTCGTGAGGAACGGGCGCAAGCACATGACGCGCGCCGAGGAGGACGCGCGGCGCGACCGTGAGGTGGTGGTGCCGGCGCCGCAGCGGGCGAAGCCGCCCAAATGGCTGCCAAAGGAGCTGCATCGCGAGTTTCGCGCGATCGGCAAGCAGCTCATCGACGTGGGGCTTTACACCGACCTCGACGCGGACAACCTCGGGCGCTATCTGGTCGCCCACCACGAGTATATCAGCGCGACGGTGGAGGTGCAGCGGGCCTTGACCCAGGCGCCGGGCCACGCGCGCGACTTAGAGGCGGCGGACGGCTGGGGCCGCGTGCAGGAGCGCTACTTCAAGCAGGCGCGCAACTGCGCGAACGACATGGGCCTGACGGTCTCGAGCCGCTGCCGGCTGGTGCTGCCGAGCAATCTGCCCGCGGCGGCGTTCACGCCGGGGAGCGGGACGGATGAGTTCACCGAGCGGCTGCGGCAGCGGCAGGCGGACGCGCTGGCGCGGAGCCTGTAGTATGGCATACGTTTTCGACCGCGAGGCGGGGCAGTTTGTGTGCGACTTCGTCGAGCGCCTGCCGACGACCGGCACGGGCAAGCTCTTCTCGCTCTACGACTGGCAGCGCGAAGCGCTGATGGAATTTTACGGCACGATGGACGTGCCCGAATCGGGCACGGATGAGGGCACAGAGCGGCTGCGCCGGTACTGGTACCTCTACCTCGAGATCCCGAAGAAGAACGGCAAGAGCGAGCTGGCTGCGGCGCTGGCCCTCTATCACCTCTTTGCGGACGGCGAGCTGAACGCGGAGGTCTACGTCTGCGCGGCGGACAAGGATAATGCTTCGATCGTCTACAACGCGGCGATCTTTATGGCGACGAGCGCGCCGTGGACGGCAAAGATGATCGCCCAGGGCGAGCTGCGGCCCATCGAGAGCCGCAAGCGCATCGAGTACCGCAAGCGCGTGAAGACCGGCAACGGCGGGTACAAGTGGATCACGGTCGGTATTCTGCAGGTCCTCTCCGCCGAGGCGTACAGCAAGCACGGCTACAAGCCGAGCTGCGTCATCTTCGACGAGCTGCACGCGCAGCCCAACCGTGAGCTGTGGGACGTCATGACCGGCGCGGCCGGCGCGTCCAGGCAGCAGCCGGCATGGATCGTGCTGACTACAGCTGGCGACGATCCAGACCGCAACTCCATCGGCTGGGAAATCCACGAGAAAGCTGTGGGCATCCGCGACGCGCGGCAGCTGCGGCGAATCCGGAGCGATGGCGGCGACGTTCGCAAGGTCCTTTCCCTCCGGCATGTCGGGGACGAGGACCTTGCGGACGCGGAGGCCGAGCTGCTCGGCCGTGACGAGGAAAACTGGCTGCCGATCCTTTACGGCCTGACCGCGATGTTCGGCGATGATCCGGACGACCTGGAAAAGCTTGACATCTGGGACGAGAGCTTGTGGTATCTCTGCAACCCCTCGCTCGGCAAGCATCTGAGCCTGCGCAACATCCGCATGGAGGCGGCGAGCGCAAAGCGCAGCGAAGCCGAGGAGCGCGTATTTCGATGGCTGCGGCTCAACCAATGGATCACGACGAAGTCGGTCGGCTGGATCTCGCTCAACCTCTATGACAAGACGCAATGGGGGCCGAGCAAAAAGCGCGAGCGCGAGGAATGGCTACGGCAGCTGGACGGGAAGCTCTGCTACGGCGGCGTGGACCTTTCCACGAGCCGCGACCTGACGGCCTTTGTTCTGCTCTTCCCGCCCCAGCCGGGGCTGGACGCGGCGGTGCTGCTGCCCTATGGCATCTGGAGGCCCGAGGCGACGGTGGACGAGGCGGAAAAACGCGACCACGTCCCCTACAGGGACTGGGCGCGTGCAGGCTTCCTCGACCTCTGCCCCGGCGAGGTCATCGACTACAACGCGGTGGAGGAGCGCATCCGCGAGGCGCGGGAGCGCTACGACCTAAAGATGGTGGGCTTTGACCCGTATCTGAGCCGGACCATCACGCAGCGGCTCGCGCCGATCGTGCCGATCATCGAGATCCCGCAGGACCTGAAGAACATGAGCCCCGCGATGAAGGAGACGGACGACATGATGCAGCGCCACACGCTGCTGCACGTGCACAACACCTGCTTCCGCTGGACCTTCGGCAACGTCCGCTGCCGCGCGGACGGCAACGGCAACATCAAGCCGCTCAAGAACAAATCGACGGGGCGCATCGACCCGGCGGTCGCGAGCATTATCGTGATGGCCGTGTGGATGGTTGCCAGGAATCAGAAGCCCGATCTTGCCGCGGCGGTGGCACGGGCGGACTTCACGCTGTGAGGAGGAAGGCTGTGGAAAAGCTGCGAGACGCCGCGCTGCTGCTCGGCGTGCTGCTCATTACGGCAGGCGCGGGGATGATCTATATCCCGGCCGGCTTTATCGTGGGCGGCATTCTTTTGATCGCAATGGCCGTCATTGACGGCTTTGACGATAGTGCAAACGACGAAGGGAGTGATGGTCAAGCATGAGCATTATCAAGGGCCTGCGCGCGGCGACCGCACGCTCGCCCACTGTGAGCAAAACCGTAACGGTCGGCAGCCTGACGGCTTCCGGCGGTCTGGCCATTGGCGAAGACCCGCAGAGCGCGGCGCGCAAGCTCAGCGCGGTCGACCGCTGCATTGAGATCCTCAGCGACAGCATCGCGAAGCTGCCGAATTATGTGATCGACACGAGGACGCGCGAGCGCACGGACCACGAGCTGCTGCGGCTGCTGAACATCCGGCCGAACGAGGCTATGACTCCATTCATCCGCAAAAAGGTGCTGGAGACGAGCCGCCTGGAGGGCGGCAACGGCTACGACTGGATCGTGCGCGACGAGCGCACGGGCAAGCCGGTAGAGCTGATCCCGGTGCCGTGGTATTTAGTGCAGCCATGGCACGATATGGCGGGGCGCGTGTGGTACGACGTGACGCATCCGTTTTCCGGCGAGGTGATGCGGCTGCCTAACGAGGACATCTGCCACTACAAAAACGCCACGCGCAACGGCCTTTTAGGTCTTGGCACGGTAACGCGCGCCGGCGAGGTGATCGCCGCGGCGCGGGCCGCGCAGGAGTATGAGCTGAGCTACTACGCCAACGGCGGGCAGCCGGGCGGCGTGCTGGAGACCGACACCGACCTCGGCGGCTATGTCACCGACGAAAAAGGAAGTCTGGTCAAGGCGGCGGACGGCTCGCTTGTGACCAAAAAAGACCGGCTGCGCGCCGAGTGGGAGCGCGTCCACATGGGGCCGAGCAAGGCACACCGGACGGCGATCCTCGACCTCGGTCTCAAGTACACGAGCATCGCGGGGACTAACCGCGACGCGCAGTTTGTGGAAAACAAGCAGCTGTCGATCACGGACATTGCGCGATACTTTGGCGTGCCGCTCTACAAGCTCAACGAGGGCAAGCAGGCCTACGGCAGCAACGAGCAGAACGCGATCGAGTATGTCGTCGGCACGCTGCACCCCATCGTGACCCAGTACGAGGAGGAGCAGAGCTATAAGCTGCTGACCGACAGCGAACTGGCCGCGGGGCTGGAGCTGCGCATCAACATGATGGCGGAGCTCAAGGGCGACACGGCGAGCCGTGCCAACTGGTACCGCGTGATGAGCGAGCTGAGTGTCTTCAGCCCCGACGACATCGCGGCGCTGGAGGATCTGCCGAATGTGCCGGGCGGCAACCGCAGGCGCGCGAGCCTGAACTATGTGCCGCTTGACCTGTGGCCGGAGCTGAGCGCGCAGAGAAACGGCGGCGCGGCCGCCGGAGAGGAGTAAACCGCATGGATATGATCTTTAAGGCGGCACGGATCGAAAAGGCCGCCGTGGGCGAGCGGGAGCTTGTCCTCATCAACGCACAGGCGCTGCGCGAGCTGAGTGCCGAGGAGGTGTTCACGTTCCGTCTGGCTGCCTGCGACAACCAGATCGACCGCGACTGCGAGCGCTTTACCGAGGCGACGCTTGAGCAGCTGAGCAAGCTCTATATTGGCAAGCCCGTGCTGCGCGACCACAAGTGGAGCGCGGAAACGCAGACCGCGCGCGTGTACGACGCACAGGTAGCGGACGAGGGCGAGGTCAAGCGTCTGGTGCTCAGCTGCTACATGGTCCGCACGGCAAGCACCGCGGACACCATCGCCGCCATCGAGGGCGGCATCCTGCGCGAGTGCAGCGTGGGCTGCGCGGTGGAGCACGTCAACTGCTCGATCTGCGGCGCGGACCAACGCAAGACGCTGTGCGAGCACTGGCCGGGCCGAGAGTACGACGGGCAGCTTTGCCACTTCGAGCTGGACGGTGCAGCGGACGCCTACGAGGTGAGCCTTGTCGCTGTGCCCGCACAACTGGAGGCCGGTACCGTGAAGGCCAAGCGCTATGGCGGCACCGAGAAAACGGGTAAACCCGCGCCGGAAGGCGCAGAACATACGGAGCTCTGGGCGGAGGAAGCCGCGCTGGAGCTGGAAAAAATGCGTTTTTGAGGAGGATACAGAATGCGCAGAAAGTACAATGACCTGCTGGCGAAGCGCGCCGGCATGCTGACAGAGGCCGAGAGCCTGCTCAAAGAGGGCAAGCGCGAGGACTACAAGGCAAAGATGATGGAGATCGGCAACATCAACACGGAGATCACCGAGGTCAAGGCCCTGATCGACGAGCAGGACCGCCAGTTTATGCAGAAGCAGGAAACTCCGGGCGAGGCCAGAGACAAGGCTCTCGAGCGCGCGGAGATTCTGCGCAAGGGCGGCGAGGTCAAGTTCAGCGCGGCGGAGATCCGCAAGGCCATCACGCTCGCGACCACCTCGCTCGCCGAGCCCACCGGCGTAGGCCGCGACATCCGCGGCGGCGACGCGCCGATCAGCGCGATCATCGACCAGGTGCAGGTCGTCAACCTCTCCGGCATGGGCGAGTATCAGGAGCCCTATGTCATCACCGAGCTGGACGCGAAGGTCGGCACGGTGGCGTCCACCGCCGGCAAGGCCCGCACGGCGAGCACCGACCCCACCTTTGGCGTGGCGCAGATCAAGCCCTACGATATGAGCGTGACGAGCTTCGTTGACCGCAACATCGGCAACCTGACCCCCGCGGACTATTACGCCAAGATCTACGGCATGGCGTTGCGCGCGATGCGCCGCAAGGCATCTGAGCTGATCGTCAACGGCGACGGTGAGACCAGCCATGTGTTCTACGGCATGAAGAACGCCAAGAACAAGGCGGGCGCGAACATCTTCGCAAGCGTGGACGTGGGCGCGGTGGACGTCAATCTGCTTGATACCCTGTATTTTGCCTACGGCGAAGACACCGAGCTCGGCGGCAGCGCTCGCTTGCTGCTCACCAAGGCCGACCTCAAGGCCATCGGTCAGCTGCGCGGCACGAACGAGAAGCGCCGCCTGTTCACCATTGAGCCGGACATGGCGAACCCCAACATCGGCGTCATCCGCGACGGCGGCGTGGTGATCCCTTATACCCTCTGCCCCGACCTCACGAGCCTTTCCGGCTCGACCGCGAGCGCGAGCGCCGCGATCCAGACCATGATCTACGGCAACCCGCTCAACTATGAGCTGGGCCTGTTCTCTGACTTCACCGTGCGCGTGGACGAGAGCTACAAGGCGCAGGAGCGTCTGCTCACCATCCTCGGCGACGTGATGATTGGCGGCAACCTCGTAGTCGACAAGGGCGTCGTCGTGGCGACGCTGCCCAAGAGCGGGGGCTAAGCGATGCTGCGCGAGAGGCTGAGCGAGATCGCCGCCTATTGCCGCGTGGAGGCGGACGACGCGGAGCTCCCCGGCTTTGTGGACGCGGCAGCGGCCTACCTCGCCGGCGCGGGCGTGCGCGAGCCGCAGGACGGCTCACCGCGCTATGCGCAGTATCTGCAATGCGTCAAGTACCTTGCGCTCGACCTCTACGACCGACGCGACACGGCGGTCGAGGGGACGCTCGGAGAAAATCCCGCCTTTCGGCGGATGCTTAACCAGCTCAAGCTCACCGAGCCTGTGCCCGATTCGGGCACGGGCGAGGGAGCGGAGGGAGGCACGTGATGCACGTCGACGCAGGGAAACTCTCAAAACGCGTCCAATTCCTGCGGCAGCCGGCCGCGCGCGACAAGGACGGCTACCCCTCCCCTGCCGCGCCGGTGCTGGTGCGCGAGACCTGGGCGCAGTACAGCCAGACAAGCGGCACGGAGCTGGTGCGCGCGGGCGCGGAGTTCGGCGAGGCGAAGGTGCGATTCCTAACGCGCTATTACGCCGACATCCAGGACCGGCGGCTTACGATCCACTACGACGGACGCGACTATGACATCCTGTATCTCAACGCCTACAACGACGAAAAGACTTACACGGAGTACTGGTGCGAGCGGCACACGCAGGAGGGCAAGGTATGACGCTGAACGAGAGAATCATCGCGGTCGTGACGCCGATCGTGCCGGTGTGCGTGCCGGATCAGCTGGTCACGGAGGCGGGCGAGACGCCGCCGGAGCGCTACTGCACGTTTAACTACACGGAGATGCCGGAGGGGATCGGGGACAACGCTGCGCATCTGACACGGGCGCTTGTGCAGGTACACTACTTCGCGCCGCTCAAAGCCTCTACGCTGGCCGTGCGGCACGCGCTGCGCGACGCGATCGCTGCGGTGGATGATTTTACCTTGCCGAGCATTGAGAACGCCACGGACGAGACAGGACAGCACTATGTGCTGGAATTTGACGCCGTGGGACGCTGGGAGGCGTAGGACGATGGCCAAGGTCGAGTTTAAGGGCATTGACGAGGTCGTGACATCGCTGACGGAGCTTTCCGAGCTGCCGGACGAGGTGATCGACGCGATGCTCAACGCCCGCGCCGACGTGGTCGTTAAAGCACAGCGCGCCGAGGCGCGTAAGCTCGGCACGGAGTACCGCAACAAGGGCCAGAAGAAGAACTACGCCACGGGCATGACGGCAAACTCGATCCGGAAGGGCAAGGTCAAGGTCAAAGACGGGCAGCGAGCGCTGTACATCACGCCAGTCGGCAGCAGAAAGCGCGGCAAGACCGTGACGCGCAACGCGGAGATCGCCTTTGAGAACGAGTTCGGCACGAAGACGATCCAGGCGCGGCACTTTTTGCGGAAAGCGAACGAACAAAGCGCGGACGCCGCGACGGCGGCGGAGTTTGAGGTGTACAGCCAATACCTCAAAGAAAAAGGGCTGTAGAAAGGACTACCATGCAGTACGGAGCAAAGATGATCCAGTGGGCGCCGTTTGCCGCGACTAATCCGGAGACGACGACCGCGCCTCCGAAGCTCGGCACGCCGTCAAACCTCGGCGCGCTGAACAAGGTGACCGAGACGATCAATTTCAATCGCACGAGCGCCTTCGGCGACAACGTGAAGAAGGTTGAGATCGTGGAATTCAAGGACGGCTCGCTGGCTGTGGAGACGCTGTATCTCTCGAACGCAAACGCAGCGGCGGTGACCGGCGCGGAGCTGGGCACGACGGACGGGGACAAAGACCTCAAGTTCGGCAGCAACGACACCGCGCCCTATGGCAGCCTTGCCTTTTACACCAACCACATGAGAGACGACGGGACGAAATACTATCAGGGCATTTTCTACCCGAAGGTCAAGGCCAACATGGAGGGCGAGGAGTACGAGACCAAAGGAGACAGCATCGCGCTGAGCAATGCCAAGCTCACGTTTACCGTTTTCGAGCCGCTCTACGGTAAGTATAAGCACAAGAGCGAGGAGTTCGACACCGAGGCCAAAGCCGCGGCGTGGGTCAACGAAAAAATCAAGGCCGCAGCGGGCGGCTGAGAAGCGAAGAGACGCGGCACCCGCTGCGTCTCTTTTGTGTTTGGAGGGAAAATATGAAGACGATCCCCTATGGATTGAATGGGCACACGTTTTATCTGTGCCTGAACGGGCAGGCGCTTTTTGACGCCTACGATAAATTTGGCTACGAGGGCTTTCTTACGAAGCACATTGAGGGGAAAGACAAGCAGAGCTTTGAAAATACGTGCTGGCTGCTTGCAAAGCTTGCCGAGCAGGGTGAGCTGGTGCGGCGGTGGCAGGGGCTCGACCGCGGGCCAATCGTGCCGGAGCAGTATTTCCGCGTAAATCTCAAGCCGCTGGAGGTTTCGGACGCAAAAAAGGCGATCCGCGAGGCTATTGCGCTTGGATTTGCCCGCGAAGAAGAAGAAAAGCGAGAGCGCGACCTCTTCCTCGAAGAGCTCCAAAAAAAAACGAAAGAAATAACGTGACACGCGCGTGGTGGCTGGATCTGACGACGCAATTTCTCCGGCTGAGCGTCCGCGAGGGGATGCTGCTGACGGTCGGGCAGGTGCTCGATTTGCAGGAGCTTGAGACCAGGCGGCGCGGGCTGCGCAGAGAGGAGGATGAGGCGTAAATGGCGACGAGGACGATCACAACGCGGCTGGCAATCGAGGGCGAAACCGAATTTAAGCGCTCCATGTCGAGCGCAAACAGCGAGCTCAAGACGCTGCGCAGCGAAATGAGCCTTGCCGACGCAGAATTTAAGGGCCAGGCTAACACGATGGAAGCCCTGACCAAAAAGAATGAGCTGCTGCGCCGTGCTCAGGAGCAGCAGACCGAGAAGGTCAAGGCCCTGGAACAAGCCGTAGAGGACGCCGCAGAGGCCTACGGCGAGAACGACAAGCGGACAGACAACTACCGCCAGCAGCTCAACCGGGCAAAAAAAGAGCTGATCGACATGAACGATGCGCTGGATGAAAACGAGAAGTATCTCGACGAGGCGCGCAAGAGCGCCGACAAGTGTGCGAAGTCTATCGACGAGTTCGGCAAGGAGACCGACGGTGCGCAAAGCGGCATCGAGAAGTTTACGGACGTGCTGCAGAACGGTTTCAGCGTCAAGGGCAAAGGCGGCGACCTGCTGGGGATGCTCACAAACCTCAAGGGGGCGCTGATCGGCGGCGCGATCGTCGGCGGGCTCAAAGAGCTGGGCGACGCGATCATCGGCGTGGTCGACGATACGGCGGAATACCGCAAGATCATGGGCACGCTGGAGACCAGCTCGAAAGAGGCCGGTTACACAACCGAACAGACGGCAGAGGCCTACACCCGCCTGAACGGCGTGCTGGGCGACTCGCAGACGGCGGCGACGACCGTGGCCAACCTGCAGGCCATCGGGCTGGAGCAAAGCGACCTGATGACGCTGGTCGACGCGACGACCGGCGCGTGGGCCACCTACGGCGACAGTATCCCCATTGACGGCCTGTCCGAGGCCATCAATGAGACCATCCAGACCGGCAAGGTGACGGGCACCTTCGCCGACGTGCTCAACTGGGCGGGCGAGAGCGAGGACGATTTCAACGAGAAGCTCGCGGCGGCTAATACTTCGTCCGAGCGCGCGCAGATCGTGCTGGACCAGCTCTCTAAGCAAAACCTGCCGCAGGCGGGCCAGGCATGGCGCGACGCCAACGAGGATATCATCGAGTACAACGAGGCGCAGGGGGAGCTGGACGAGGCAATGGGACGCCTGGGTGAGGCGCTCGCGCCGGTGGCTGCGAAGATGAAAAGCGTATTTGCAGGCGCGGTGAACATCGCGGCCGACGCTGTGACGAAGTTGATCGGCTTTGTCAACAACGCGATCAACGCGTTTAAAAAGCTCGCCGGTGTGGAGGAAAAGCAGAAGACGGCTAAAACCAAGGGGCAATCCAAGACCACGAGAAAGACGACGTCTACCGTGCGGCAGTACGCCAACGGTCTTGATTATGTTCCGTATGACGGCTATCCGGCGATCCTGCACGAGGGCGAGCGTGTGCTGACACGGCGCGAGGCGGACGACTACCGCAGCGACCGCGGCAGCAGCAAGCCGGCTGACATCGTCATCAACCTGACGACCACGTTGGACGGCAAGGCCGTAAGCAAGGCGGTGACGCGGTACCAGCAGCAAGACCAGAGGGCAAGGCAATGAAGAATTTTACTTTTCGAATCAACGGCAACGACCGCACGGCGCTTTTTAACCAGTATGGCTTTTCCGCGGGCATTACGCCGATCTACAGCGACGAGGTCGTGACGATGGACGGCAGACGGCACAGCGCGGTGATTCGCTGGCAGGGCTGGTGCAGCGCACAGCTCAACGACATCACCGACGCAGAGGTGGCGGCGCTGGCCGCAGATCTGCGCAGCGCGACGCTGAGCGTGACCTATGAAAACCCTGCGCTCGGCAGCACGCCGGTGACGCAGGAGATGACCGTGGACGGGCTGGAGCTCGCGTATCTGCTGCGCGACCAGACGGGCCGATACTGGAGCGGCAAGACGCTCAATTTTACGCAGAGGTGAGCGCATGCACAGTGTAAGTGATTTATGGCGGACGCTGCTGGCCAGCCCAGGGCACCGCAAGGAGGTCAATCTCGTGATCGCGGGCGTCACCTACGGCGAGGACAAGATCGTGGATGGCTCGCTGCGGATCGACGGCGGGTTGTACTCCACCTTTGGCATCGGAAACTGCTGTGCACGGCAGATCGAGTTTGAGATCTATCCGCAGGGGACGATCCCACGGCAGGCAAAAATTGAGGTCTACATGCGGCTGCGGCTGGGCGAGCAGGTGAGTGAGTGGATCCCCAAGGGCGTGTTTTTCTTCTCAACCCGCAAGACCGACCGCGTCACGGGCGTTTTGAGCGTGCACGGGTATGATGCGATGCTCAAAGCCGAGGAGACGTGGCTCGACAGCAGCTATGACGCAAAGACATGGCCGATGCCGGCGGCGACGGCGGTCGCCGACATCGCGGCGCGCATAGGCGTGGCGGTGGACAGCCGCACGGTATTGGATGCGGCGTTCCCCATGCAGTACCCGGTGGACGACAAGGGAGATATGACGATGCGCGAGGCGCTTGGGCGTATCGCGGTCGCCAACGCGGGAAACTGGACCATCACGGACGAGGGCAAGTTGCTACTGGTCGGTCTAAACTCCATGCCCGCTGAGACCCACTATCTTATCACGGAGACCGGCAGCGCCATCACCTTTGGCGGCGTGCGTATCCTTGTGTAGGAGGGCAATATGGACAAAACCTATTTAGGGCGGCGGCTGGCGAAGTTTTCCCCCGGCATCGCGTCGCAGCCTATCTCCAAGGTGGAACTGCTGAACGATAACGGCGATGTGGTCGGTGTGTCCGGATCGGACACCGGGCGGACGCTGACGGCCTTGCAGCCGGACGGCACGAATGCAATGGCGGCGGCGATCCTCGCCAAAGTCTCTGGTTACAAGCATATTGGATACGAGGGCAGCAAAGCACTGCTTGACCCTGCGGTGGAGCTTGGCGACGCGGTGACGGTAGACGGGCTTTATGTGCCGCTCGTCGCGCTGGACATGACGTTTGATCCGCTGCTCGCGCCGGACATCTCCGCGCCGGACGCGGACGAGCTGGACGATGAGTACCCGTACAAATCGCCGACGCAGCGGCAGATCGAGCGCAACATGGCCAAGACGCGGTCGCTCATCACCAAGACCAGCGAGGAGATCAACCTCAAGGTGGAGGGCATCGACGGGCGGGTCTCGGACATTACTCAAACGGTCGATGGGATCAGCCTATCCGTCACATCAGCGTCCAGCCCGGATGGTCAGACGACCGCGACAATCACATTAAAAGTCGGCCCTAATAACTATACCGGCTACATCAAGCTCGACGGAAACGTGGACGTGTCCGGTCAGCTTTCGGCGGACGCGCTTTACGCTGCATTCGGCGAGATCGCGGACTTGAGCGTCAACCGGCTTTCAACCTCGCGCCGGGTGGTCAAGTACCTTGCGGGTGACACTTCGGACGACAATTTCATCCGTGTGGAGGGACAGAGCCTTGAGTTTGTCGCGGGCATCGCCAAAAGCACGACGGAGCAGGCCAAAAACCCCAACGGGGAGCTGATCTACTGGGAGGCAGACCCCGCGGGCGCGTCGATCGGCTCGGACGGCTATCCCTACGCCAACGGCGAGCGTATTTTTACGACCACCAAGCAGACGAGCTGGCCTGTGATGGTCTATCAGTACGAGGAGCAGGTCAAACGCGCGATTTCCTTCACTTCGGACGGTAAATACTACTACCCTGTGGACGTCTTCGGTGCGGGCGACACCAACGGCAAGCAGCGCGGCTACCTTGTCAAGCGGCAGAACTCGCTGGAGCTGACATACGAGACGAGCATGGGCAAACAGCTCGGCCTCGCCGCGCGGGACGAGGGGTATTTGGACCTCTTCGGGCTGCGGAAAACCGTTGGGCTCAACTTCGCACGTTGGGAGCAGGGAAGCTTTTTTGAGACGGTAGAGGGTATTTCAGAGCCGCTCGAGTATGGGGTAGAGTTTGCGACGGTCGGTGGAAAAAAAGTTCCCGTCAAGATTATCTACTCAGACGGGGCGGAAATGGCAATCCAGTGGACGGAGTGATAGGGATGGACAAAAATTGCTTTGTTAAGGGCATTATGGTGGGCAAAATGCTCAAGACGCGAAGCGTCGGGACACCAGCGAGCACTGTATCCGTCGCGCCATCCAGCGCCGCCGGTTACGACAAGGCAAGCTTTTTAGCGGGGCTTGCTGTTGGCATGAGCACACAGGGGGCACTGCGATGGGCAGCATTGCTAGGCGTGATCAGTACAAGGGCATCGTCTACAGACGAAATGCTTGTAGAGCTTTACATCCTGGATATGCTCGGCAAGCTTGTTGTTCCAAAGGTGCCCGGTATGACAGCTCTCCAAAAATGGCTAAAAGAAGAAAATTTTACTGACCCGAGCGAGTATGCAGAAAGGCGCAAAAAATTCGGGAAGGAAATTGCTTGGTACTTCTATAAGAATGGGTTTAAGCTATCTGCTTATAGCGGTGTTGACTTACCTCTAAAAATAAAAGATATGACTAGCATTAAATCCAGCGATAGTTCCGGCTACTGGAAATACTTTCCCTACGGGTCATCTTATAAGGAGCAAGATGTAGCCTCGATTACAGATGATGGCTCGACGCGCGGCGCAAATGTTCGCGCAAAATTTACGATGCCAGAGACAATCCCCGGAGAGTTGATCGGAGATTTTACGGTCAAAATTACGTGTGGAGTGTTGCCACGGGGGAAATATAGGCTATCGTGCGTCAGCGCACAGGCATGCACACCGGCACCTTTGGCTAATGCGGATGGGTTATGGGCTGGTATACAGCTTCAGCACCCGTACAACAAAGATCCAGGATATACCGTTACCAAAGAGACCGCTGGGGTTAAATACAACAGTTACAACACGATTATGATTCGTGGATTTCCACCCGGCAATTACATCGAATTTGATACCAAAGTCAATGGCGCTGAATTTTCGTTTTACGTTTGCCCTATATCTTCTGGCAGAGACGAAACCTCGATACCAAACTCGTATCTTGGTCAAAAAATTAAATTTTCCCCCAACACGACATATACCGCATCGGTGGAATACTCACTTGAATTACTTGAAATTTATGACCCCGTCCCAGACGAAAAAGCGTCTCTTGCAGATGTGTTAAAGGCGGCAGATAGGTCCGGGCTATACTATCAATCCATCACCGATGGGAAGACTTTATTGCCGATGCTGCTGATCGACAACGACCCCGTTACAATACGAGACATCGAAAAAACTGGGATAGACGGAAACGGAGAAGTGCATCCTGATGTAAAGCATTCTGCAAAAAATTACAGGGAAAATAAAGATAGTGCATCCCTAGACGTACGGGTTGAAAACGACGATCCGAACTATAATCGGGTATTTAAATGGACGGAATATGTAGACGGAAAATTTGAAGAGCACGAAAAACTATCTGTAGTTGAATCTTGTTATTACAGATTTACAAATGAAAAATTATATCCGTCCCCTGTTTTCTATTGGTATGCAACAGAAAAAGACAACAAAGGATCAGCTGTAAACGAATCTTTATATGTTGGTATAAGGAGGACAACGCAATGATTTACAAAGCCGTTAATAATCAGAGTGCGGCTGCTGCTGCAAAGGATTTGATGGAAAGGCAATCAGACGGACTTGTGCTTTTGTTTTCGAGCGAGTTGGCTGTAGTTTACGGATATCCGCAATACATCGACGTAAATGCGTGTGTCCGCAGCGGAGCATTTTTGTATCAGGCGTGGCATCTTGGAGGCGCTATCGTTTGCTTCCCGGGCGATTTGTCCATCATGGAGCTGAAAAATGGTGGGAGCAATTTTGGCTGCGAGTCCATTTCTGCCGTTTGTGATATGTTGGCGAACCGTAAGATAAGCGCTCTTATTGATGGAAACGATTTAATGGTAGACGGGCGGAAATGTGGTTCTTGGGCTCGCACAAGCGATCGCGGATATACCCAGACGGTAGTGCATTTTTCCATCAATTCGGATGTGGCGACCATTCAGGAGTTGTGCACAAAACCTATGGCTAAAATTCCGGGGGCGTTGAGCGACTATGGGATTACTGCGGAGGATATATGGACAACTATAAAAGAGCACACGCCGCTGTCATCGCATATACCCTAAATCTACTTGACCTATTCTGCACGCTCTGGGCGCTGCGTCATGGAGCGGTGGAGCTGAACCCGCTGATGCGGGAGGTCACGGTGATGGTGGGCTACAAGGTCGTCATCGTGGGGGTGCTGCTGTGGTGGCTCTCTACCCGGCGGGAGAGGGCGGCGCGGTATGCGCTATCCGTTGCTGCCGTGCTCTACGGTGCGGTGGACGTGTACCATATGATCAACATTTTACAATAAAGGAGGGCAACATGGACAAAACCATCATAGACCAAACTATTGACGATCTGCTTGCGGCGGAAGCTGTAACGGCGGATGATCTCTTTGTGGTGCAGCAGAATGCGACGGCAAAAAAGGTGTCCGGTGGCACTTTGCGCAGATATTTGGGAGCGGAATCCGGTTTGCCAAAGCCGACGGTAGAGGGGGCTTTTCTCCGTGTTCGGGGGGGAAAATGGGCAGCGGAAACCGTGCCCGCGGCGGAAGGAGGGACATTTTAATGGCTGAATATTTGGTACAGGGCGAAAGCATTACGGCAGTCGCCGACGCTATTCGCGAAAAGGGCGGCACGACCGCTCCCCTGAGCTTTCCGGCGGGGATGGCTGAGGCGGTGCGCAACATCCAGAGCGGGGGCGGCGATCTATCGTCCGTTGACGTGTACATTGCGGATTTTACCGTCCCGGCAGACCTGACCGTAACGGCGGGCGCGGTGGATAAATACGCCCGCATTGTTGTGGCGTAAGGAGGTAGAGACATGGCAAGACCAATCAGCGAGATCGAGCTGACCGAAGTCCTCCACTACACGGAGACCATCAACGGCAAGACGCAGACCGTTGCTTACTGGCCTCTCCGCAAGGACGCAGACGGTGTGGTGCTCCTGCGGGAAAATGTGCTGGACGAGCAGCGCAAGATAAACGCAACCGCAGAAGCAACGTACATCGACAGCCTGATGGACACGTGGCTGAATGACGAAACAGCGGGCTATCTCTCGTATTTTGACGAGAAAATGCGGGCTTGCATCATCCCGTCCACGATCAAAATCAAACCATATAACTCCGACGTCGTAACCGAGATCGCGCGGAAAGCGTATCTGCTCAGCAAGGACGAGATAACGACCGGCGGCGTGGAGGGCGAGAGTATCCTGCCGATGCTCAAAGTGCATACGGGCGGGACGACAGATGCCAAAGCTCGAATAGCGATTAGCGATAGTGGCGTCACAGGACAATGGTGGCTGCACTCAACTGGTGCTCCCGGACAGTTTGATCGAGTGGATTCCGTCGGTAATATCTACTCAAACAACGCATCGCTCCTTTATGCGCCGCGCCCCGCTTTTAAGGTGGCAAATGCCACAATGGTATCCGACAAAACGGCGGACAAAATCTACATCATGCCTGACCCAGAGAACTTTTACCGGGAATTGAGCTTCACGGCGTTTTTGGGAGGCGCAACAAATCGCCCCAAGCGGGCAAAGGTGCAGGTGAGCTTTACCGGCGCAAGTGCGCAAACCATTCAAATCAGTAACAACGCCAAGGATGCCAACCCCGCGTGGGTGACGTGTGAGCCGGATCAGGTGGTGGAGCTGCCAAATGACGAGAAAACCACGGAATCGTGGGAGCTGGGTGTAAAAATCTACGCCAAAGGCGAGGGCAGAGTGACGTGCGGGGAACCGGTGGCAATCGTGGAGGAGGCGAAATGAAACTTTGTGACTATATCCAAAAGCGCAGCGCAGAAAGCGCAAAGCAGGCGGAAAATATGCAGGCGTTAGAAAGTGAGAATAAACTCCTGAAAGAGCAGGTAGAGGACACGGAAACGGCTGCTAAAATTTTGCTTGGGGAGGCGCAGTAGAATGGACAAAACCTACACGGAACGTGCCCGCGAACACGTCGCGGAGACGCGAGAGGCACTACAAGCGGTCTACAACGACCTCAATCGAGGGCAGCAGAAGAAACTGCTGCGCAATCCCGCCATCCGCGCAATGTTTGAGCGGTATGGGGTGGAAATCGAAGAGTAAGGAGAAAGGGAGCGGGATATGGATAATGCAAAGCACTACGATGATGCAGAGATCGCGCTGATCGAAAGCCGATGCAAGAGCAATACGCACCGCATCAACGAGTTGCAGGAGCACCAAACGGCGCTTGACAGGCTGGCAACGTCGGTCGAGGTGCTGGCGACCAAGCAGGAGACCGTTGAGGGAGACGTCAAGGAGATTAAAGAGGACGTGAAAGCCATCACGGGCAAGGCGGGGAAACGCTGGGACAGTCTGGTCGACAAGGTTCTCGCGGCGCTGGCGGGCGCGTTTATCGCGTGGCTGCTGGCAGGAGTGGCATTATGAAGAAGCTGAGAAAGCGGGACAAGTACGTCATCGCGGCAGTGCTCAACCTCTGCTGGTACTGTATTGCGGTGCTCGTATTGACCGCGCATGACAAGGTAGTGCCGGACAGCCTGACCGTCGCGTGGTTCGCCGCGTGGACGGCGGAACTGGGGCTGCTGGCGGGAATTAAAATCAAGGGAAAGGACGAATAACATGGAACTGATTCACAAGAGACTGGCAAACCTGATGAGCGTCAAGAGCATCGTAACGCTGGTGCTGACGGGCGTTTTCGCGTACATGGCGGTGACGGGCAACATCTCGCAGGACTTTATGACGATCTATGCGGTCATCATCGCGTTCTATTTTGGCACGCAGAGCCAGAAGACGCAGGACGCCATTGACAAGGGGGCGTAAGGCATGGCGAGAGCAGAAGACATCCTCGCCATCGCGCGCAAGGAGATCGGCACGGTGGAGCAGCCGGGCAACCGGCAGAAATACGGCAAGTCCTACGGCATGGACGGCGTGTACTGGTGCATGCAGTTTGTGTGGTGGTGCTTTCAGCAGGCGGACAAGCATCTCTTTTACGGCGGCGGGAAGACCGCGAGCTGCGGCGAGCTGATGAACTACGCCAAGGCCCACGGCCAATGGGTCACGTCCGGCTATCAACCGGGTGACGTGCTGGTCTACGACTTTCCCAACACGAAGGTCAAGACCGATCATACGGGCATCTGCGAGAGCGTGAGCGGGCAGTACGTCATCGCCATCGAGGGCAATACCTCCAACGGCAACACCGGCAGCCAGTCCAATGGCGACGGGGTATACCGCAAGAAGCGCAAGCTGTCGCTCGTGCTGGGCGCATACCGCCCTAAGTATGAGGCGAGTTACCGCGAACTGCTCAAAAAGCGCTCCGGTCTCGAGGATCGCACGCTGGACTACCTCTCGGCCTACAAATACGGCAGCGACCTGATCCGCAAGCTCGCGACGATGAAATAATTGTGCCCGAATCGGGCACGGAAAGGGAAACGGGCGGGAGACCTGCAACGTCTCCCCTCGCGTGAGCGCTCTGCAAGCCCCGGCGCACAGCATGGACAAGCAGCACAAGCGTATCCGCGCGCAATTATCCTCTATGGCCCCGCGCAGGGCTATAGCATACATCCAAGCCTATGACCTGCCGCCCGATGAGATGGCATGCCTCATCGAGTGCGACGTGCGAGGGCGGTCCCTCGTGCAGGTTGCCGCCCAGCTCCACATGAGTGTGGACGGCCTCGCCAAGCTGCGCCGCCGGGCTTACCGCAAGCTTGCCGACGGGCAGAAAGAGAGCACCGACTGATCAGTCGGTGCTCTCTTTTTTGTCTTCGCTTTGCTTTGATTTCGTCCCGCTCTGGCGCTTGGCGTCCGCGCGATGCTGGACCTCTTTTCGATGGGCTGCGGCGCACTCAGAGGAGCAGGTAACGGTGGGGGTACCGGGGACTATCTCCCGGCCGCAAACAACACAGACCTTTACGCCGCTGCGGGATTTTTCGCGGCGTTTTATGTAGTAATCGTGTTCGGCGTTCCAGCTTTTTGACTGCGCGCGGTCGATTTCGCGGACGGCATCCGGGGCGCATTTTGGACAATACTTTTGCAATCCAGATTGGATGACATACTCTCCACCGCAGATCACGCAGTTATCGATATCTCCCAGATGCCGGGAAAAACCGGTGGCCCGGTACTTTTGTTTCCTGACCTTCTCCCGCTCTGCCCGGCAGGTTGGGCAGTAACTGGCTCTGGGACCTCCGAGGAAGTTGATCCCGCAGGTGTGGCAGGTCCGCGTACGCAGGGTGGTCGACCGGGATGCGGCAAGGCAGTCATCGCACTTCGCCTGCTCTGCGCGATCGGTGGAAAAAATCTTGCCGCAGGTGATACATTTTTTAGTCCGCATACACAGTCTCCTTTGTCGCGTTATAACAAAAAATTTGCATCTACGCCCAGCGCGTCGGCGATGGCAAGCAGGTTTTTGGCGGTCAGGTTGCCCGCCTCCGCCTCCCCCAGCTCCACGCGCTGGATCTGGCGGATATTGACGCCGGACTTCTTGGCAAGCTCGGACTGAGTCATGTCTGCCATGCGGCGGGACCACTCAAGCTTAGTGATGGGGCGGTTGTGGCAGTCCCGCCCGTAGTTGACCAGAGAACAGGCGGTGCAGTCGCCGTCCGCCCGCTGGCAATCGCTGTACTTTCTCCGCATCTTATCTCCTCCTCTTAGCAAATGACCTTTACGACCTCGGCGTCACGGATGATGAGCTCGCCGTCGTCCTCGCCGTACTCGGCCTCGTTGCCGCAAATGATCGCGACGTGATTGCCAAAATAATTGTTGGCGCCCAGGTGGTCAAGGCTACAGACGCAGATGCCGTCAAGCTCGACGCCGGTATCGTCGCCGTTGTCCCAGACGTGGGAGAGGTGCTCAATCGTGCCAAGTTCAAACTCCTGCTCCTGGACGCGCACGCCAACGAATTCGTAGTCCCAGCTGAGGTCCATCTCTTCGGCGATCTTCTTGATAGTATTGATCATTTCGGCGTTCATCATCATTTTCGTTTCCTCCTGGGGTGTTCCCCTCTCTTGTTTACATGCTTATTGTACGCTAATATTAGCGTGTTGTCAAGAGGAAAATCAAAGATTTTTTAAAAAAATTGGGGGCAAAACGCGGGCATTTTACGGGCAATTTTAAAGGGGCAAAACGCTGTACCATATAGGCAGAGAAGGAGGTGCGCGCATGGATCAGTTTGCAATCGCCGGATACAGCGGCGGAAACTGCATGATGTGTGTGATCGACAACGGTGATATTTTCCAGGTTGACTATTTTGGCAACCGCCAGCAGCTCATCGGCAAGACCTCTTCGGCATACGCCGAGCTGGAGGCCACCACGCAGGAGTATTACGACAAGCTCGTCGAGCTGGGCGTCATCACTCCACCCAAGACGCAGGAGGAGCTAATGGGCGAAATGCAGTCGGCTATGAGCGACATGGCGGAGATCATCAAGGGCCTCTCGGCCCAGGTAAAGGAGCTGAAGGAAAATGGACCTCAAGCAACTCTTAGCGGCAGCGGCGAGAATGTTCCCCAGCGCCGACCTGCAAGGCGCGGCGGCGAGAGCGGAGCAGGCGATCAGCGGGACGGCTGACACGCTCGAGGGCGTGCAGAGCACGGCGCGTCGGCTCGGCATTGACCCCAACATCGCCAACAGCCTCTATGCGCGCTACGGGCGCACGATGCAGGCAAAGGCCCTGTGCGGCCTCCTCGGCACGACACCGGAGGCTCTGCGCTCCGACGCCAATAAAATACTCGGCGGCGCGCAAAACGCCTCACAGGCCCCGCAGAAGGGCAAAGCTGGGCAGTTCACAAAATTCCCCCGGCTTAAGCAGCCGTAGGAATAAATATTTTGTGAAAGGAGCACGAACACATGGAAGAACGCAGCACCGGTATGAGCTGGATCGCAGTCCTTTTCGTCATCATCGTGGTCGTCGCCCTCTTCGGCGGCAACTTCGGCGGCGGCTGGGGCTGGAATCGCAGCGGAAACCCCTATCCCGCGCAGGAGGGCGGCTGCAACCGCGTGAGCAACTGCCAGGTCGAAAAGCAGGGGATCGTCGACGCGGCGCGCACGCAGTATCTCATTGAGCAGCAGAGCAACAACACCCGCGCGGCTATCAACGCGAGCACGGAGGCCATCACCTCGCAGGCGAGCCACATCTACGAGCAGCGCCTGCAGGAGACCATCTTTGACCTTAAGATGGAGAACCAGAGCCTCAAGAACGGCATCTTTACCAAGGAGCAGACCGACGCTCTGGCCGCGAAGATCTCCGATTGCTGCTGCGGTTTCAACCGCCGCCTCGACGCGATCGAGTGCCGTATGCTGACGAAGCCGAACCTCTACGGCGTGGCCGCCACCGGCGCGGGGCAGATCATCCCTGCGACCTGCGGCTGCAACGGCAGCACCAATCTCTAAAACCATCCGCCCCGCACGGGGAATATGGTAGGCCCTGCAGGCCGGGAAGCAGGCGGGGCAAATGCCCCGCCTATTTTATTTTGAAAGGAGACACCGAAATGTCTTGTAAATCCGCTCTCTATGCTGCCATGCAGACGCCCTCCGCAGTCGCGGTCGGCGGCGTCATCCCGCTCGGCAGCCTCATCCGCCGCTACGGCTGCGATGTCAGCCTTAACGGCAATGCCGTCAACATCACCGGCGCGGGCTACTACGACGTCGACGCCTCGCTCACCGTTGCGCCCGCCGCAGTCGGCACCGTCACCGTCACGCTCTTTAAGGACGGCGTGGCCGTCCCCGGCGCAACCGCCTCGGCGACCGCCGCCGCTGCAAACGATGCGCTTGATCTCAACATCACGGCTCTCGTGCGGCAGGTCTGCTGCGCTGCGGGCTCCGCTCTAACGCTGGTGCTCACCGGTGCCGCTGTTACGGTCAATAATGTGGCGCTGCGCGTGCAGCGGATCT